CCGTTCCGCGGCACTGTAAAGGCCAACGAAATCACCACCTCAAACAGCTTCACTCAGACCGCAGAACCGCTGATCCAGTCATACCGCGACCCTATTGTAGGCGTTCAGCCTCGTAGGAATCTGCCTTTGTGGGCATTGGTTTCCAAAGCTACCACAATGAGCGACCTGGTATCCGTGGTTGAACGTACCTCCGAAACTTCCGGTGCTGCTGCACGGACCGAGATCGCAAAGGCCGGTGTATCGTATGCAGGTTGGACCGTAACCAATCATTCTGTGAGGGACATTGCCGAATATATCAAAGTCAGCCGTAACAAGCTCGACGATGCCGAATTTATTCGGAGTGAGATCATGGAAATGATGGACTTCCATATCCCCGCAGAACGTGAACGGCAGATGCTTTCGGGCCTGTCCGCTTCCAATGAATTGCTGGGACTTATCAACGGAACCGCGCCTATTGCAAAGGCTTTTGCAAAACCTTCCGGGGTGGATGCTGTGGACGAGGCTAATAACTTCGACGTTCTCCGTACCGCACTGCTTCAGGTAGCCCTGGGGTATACCTCGAATACGATCCGTACCGGGTTCATGGCAACCGGGATCATTGTGAACCCTGCCGACGCTGTGAATATGGAACTGAAGAAAGCTGGCACGGATGTTCATTATGTGATGCCTCCGTTCGTTGTGAATGGCCGGTCAATTGCAGGCGTTCCGATCTATGAAAGCAATTTCATCACCGCCGGTACCTTCCTGGTTGGCGACTTCACCCGCGCAAAGGCTTACTTGCGGAAGGACCTCGAAATCCGTATGTTTGAGCAGAACGAAGACGACGCACTGAAGAACCTTGTCACCTTCCTTGCCGTTCAGCGGCTTGCCTTCGTTGTTAAAGCAACGATTGATAGCTATGCCTTCGTGTACGGAACCTTCGATGCCGGACGTGCTGCAATTTCTGTCTAACTTTAAAATTGAAATACGAAAATGAAAAAGTTTGTGATGCTCGTTTCGCTGGTACTGATTGCAGTTGCCAGCTTTGCCCAGAGGGCCGTTATTTCGAATTACACGCAGCTTACCGGAACTGCTGCCGATACCGTTATCAGCGGTACTAATTGCAGTGTTCCCGTTGCTGTGTCGCTTCGTGGTCCGTACTACATGCACGTCGAAACCGATCTGGATGAGATGTCCGGTTCGGCGACTGCATCCGTTGTGCTTCAGGGGTCTTTGGACGGTTCGCACTGGACCGCACTTGACACCCTTACAGCCACTGCCGATGCTACGGTGAAATTTACTATTTCAAACCCGTGGAACAGCGGTAAAATGCAAATATGGAAGCAGTTGCGCACCTACACAACCCTGAGTACTACCGGGAAGTGGAAAGTGCTGTATAACCGTTTCAGTGTTTGGCAGGCGTATTAAGTAATCCGGGGCGGTGGTTCGCTGCCGCCCCTTATACTATAAACCATGAAAGCATTAGTAATTAAAGGCGGAATGAAGGGAACAGTAATCGAAGCTACGGAGCATATACTTGCCCCGTTGCTTGAAAAAGGTATTGCTGAACCGTACACCGAAAAGGAGAACAAAGAGCCAAAACAAACCAAAGAACTCAAACCCCGTGGACATAAAACTAAAAACGGATAGCAGTACTGAGCCGGTTGATGCTGTGTTTGTCGCTAATTATGTGAAGTTTGACGACGAAAACACGGCGGAAACCAATTTAATTGCATCGTTGACTAAGGCAGCCAGGCAGGCAGTCGAAAACTTCTGCCAACGTGCTTTGGTTCAGAAAACCTATGTCGTAGATTTTGACGCGGACGACATGGACGGGGATTATTTTACGCTTCCTTTTGCGCCGATATCATCCGTTACAAGCGTGAGCGCGATAAGCGAGGGCGGAACGGAAACGCCGTACACAAAGAATGTTGATTATTACGAGGTAGGGGGACAAGCAAAGCGGATTAAAATATCCTCTACTTTTGTGGCCCTTACCGATGAATCAAATACGCTTTACCGAGTTGAATATGTGTGTGGGTATGGATCGACGGACTGCGAAACAATACCGGAAGAGCTTAAAATCGCTATTTCTCGCACCGTGGCGAATTGGTATTTGAACCGGGAAAACGTCGGGTCATTACCCGCTGATATTCGCGGGGCTTGTTATAATTATCGGATATGGTCGGAACTTTGAGAGATAGGATTACAGTTAGAACGCCGGTCATTGAAGCGACTGAACTGAACGGGCAAGAGATTACCGATTGGGACGAGTACGATACCTGGGCGGACGTTGAAACGATGAAAGGATTAAGAGCGATTGAATATTTGAGGATCATTGAAAAAGTACCTTATGTGATAACAATGCGGTCCAGGATAACGGAGCCTACGCCGTTGTGCCGGATCACATGGAAAACAAAGGATCTGAAAATACATTCAGTATCCGGGAAATCTAAAGGGCAGTTCATTGAAGTAGTGGCATATAGTGAGGAGGCCGCAACATGATCGAAGTACAAGTGTTGGACGGTGACCTGAAAAAAGCAATCCGGGACGTGCGAAAGTGGGAAAAGGATAAACAGGATCAGGTTTGGAATGCGATGGTTGACGCGGCAAACGACACGACTAAAGAGGCACAGGATCGCGTACCGGTACAAACCCGAAGGCTGCGAAACAGTATTATGTCTGTGTTCAACAAGTCTCGCCAAGTAACCCGAAGCGGAACGAACGTTGAATATAGTCCCTATGTTGAATTTGGAACCGGTACGCTTGTTAATGTACCTGCGGGGCTTGAATCGTATGCGATGCAATTCAAAGGCAAGGGGGTGAAGAAAGTGAACCTTCCAGCCCGTCCGTTCCTGTTCCCGGCGTTCTTTAAGAACAAAAAAAAGTTACTCGACGACATTAAAAAGATTTTTAACTCGAAATGAAAGACCCGACGCATAACCTGATGCTGGCCGTAATTGGGAAACTGGATAGCTACCTGTCATATAACGGTACGGACTATCCTGTAAAAACGCATAACGCAACGGGGTACAACTTGGTTCTGCTTCGGGACGTACTTATTAATGACGACGGCACGGAAACATGGTTTGGGACTGAATGCGCGGTGACCTTGGATGTAATTACGAAAGCGATGGACTGGACACCGGCGAACGCTATAGCCACATTGATTACTGAACGGCTGATTAATGACCCGCCAACGATTGAAGGTTATCGGTTGGTATGTTTGCCTGAACTTGAAAGCATTAACCACATGGACGAAACAAGTACGACAGAAAGCATAAAAAGGAAAATAATTCGTATCATATTTAAACTGCAAGAAAATGAAGAATAAATCGTATGACATTCTGGTACAGATCGGAACCACCGTTGTAGATGGCACTGTATCGAAGTCGATAGACTTTACCACGGACATGATTGACTGTACCACAGACCAAAGCACCGGACACTCGAAAGAGTATTTGCCCGGTGAAGACGGCGTGACTGTTCAGTTTGACGGTAAGGTAGATGAAGCAACCTCCCTGTACAGTGTGCGCGATCTTCAGCAGGCGCAGCAGGACCGGACGCTGGTATCGTGGGTATATGGCGGAACGACTTCCGGGGCAGAAACTACCACCGGCGAGGCATACATATCAAAGGTAACCCGTAGCGGGGCAAAGGGCGAAGCAGAAACTTACTCATGTACCCTCCAGGTTACTGGCCCTGTTGTACACGGCACTGTATGACCGACGGGATTGTAATCGTTAAAGTGCCTCGTGGTTGGTTACGGAAGTGGCGGCCACAGGGCTTCCGCTTTTGCATGGAATCATGGCTATTGATGTCAGATTACACGCAATTAGCCTTAAACGAGTTTAACAACCTCTCAGGGGACAGGTTTATGCTGATCGCTATTACAATGGCCGGGAAAGCATATAACCATTTCGAGAAAGGCAAACCGTGGAGGTATACCGAAGCACAGGTAAATGATTGGCTTAATGCTATGCCACGCGGTGATTATGAACGGCTCGTTAAAACGATGCTAGACAGCCAGATCGGAGGTAAACCGCTTCGGGATATTGCAGGAGTAGAGGAAGACGGCGAAAAAAAAAAGTAACACCTAACGAGGTATTAGACTTCGCCCTGGGGGAATTGGGATTAAGATACGATGAGTTCCGCCGCATGACGTGGGGTAATTACATGAGAATCTGCACGGCGTACCAACGTAAAGAGATTGAAGAATTAAGGAAGTTGAGAGTGCTGTTGAGCGCGATAACGGGACAGGATCAAAAAGCTATTATCGAATTGCCTGGGGATTGGGATCATGTAAGAGCAAGGACAAAAGATGAGATACTTGAATTAGCAACCAAATTTAAAGTACGCGAATGGGTTTCCTAACTGAAATGTGGGTAGTGTTCGGGGCCAAAACGGACAAACTGAAACAGGGAACCCGTGAGGCCGAACAGACTTTATCTGGTTTTAGTAATCAGGTCAGTAAGATTGGGGGACTGATTGCCGGAGCTTTTGCCGTTGAGAAAATCACTGCTTTTGCGTGGGAAGCTACGAAGCTGGCTGGTGAATTGCAGGGCGTGGGTTACGCCTTTGACGCATTAAATAAACCTGGATTACTTAAAGACTTAAGAGAGGCCACGCGCGGGACGGTATCAGATTTGGATTTGATGAAGTCCGCCGTACAGGCTAATAATTTTCAGATACCGCTTGAACAACTCGCTTCACTTTTAAAATTCGCACACCTCCGCGCACAGCAAACAGGGCAAAGTGTTGATTACCTTGTACAGTCTATTGTATTGGGTATCGGCCGTAAATCTCCGCTGATTCTGGATAACTTGGGGATTAGTACCGTGGCCCTAAAGCAACGATTTGGTGAAGCTGGGGCCGAAGCTGCATCCGTTGGTGAAGTTGCTAAAGCCGTTGGTGAAATAGCTGAAGAGGCAATGTCCAAATCAGGCACCGCAATCGAAACGACTACTAGTTCAATAGCCCGGATGAATGCGAGTTGGACCAATACAAAAACAATTATTGGTGAATTACTTACCCCTGCCGTTACAACGCTTACTGGAATACTTGAGCGTGCCGCACAGGGATGGCAAAGAATACTGAATCCCGGTAAGGTTTCGGGCGATATGGCAAGCGATGAAATAGGTCGAATACAAGAATCATTACAAGGGTTGTCAAAGGAAGACGCTCTAACAGTACTACAGCGTGAATTAAAAAGTGTATCTGACGCAAGCAAAGATTTACAGGGGAAGAAGTTTTTTATATTCAGCAAAGAATATAAAGAAGCAGGATTGCAACTTGATGCCTACGCAAAAATATCAGCATGGATCAAGGAAATATTTTACAATACCGATGAATTAACTAAAGCGATAGAGGTAAAGAACACGTCAACAGAGGACGGATTAACGTTAACAGAGGAAGAAATAGCTGCTGCTAAAAAACTACAAGAGCAATACGAGCAATTAGGCGATAAGCTTGAAAAGGTAAGTAATTTACGGGCATACGTTGCCCCTATGCCAAAAACGGAAACGCCGCCGGAGGAAAACGTAGTTGGTTTTGGTGAAAATTATATTTACACTCCTGAAGCTAAAAACTGGAAAACAGGCATAGGATGGGATCAGGATAATGAAAACGCAACCGTTAAAGGGTTTGCCGCAATGGCCGAATCAGCACGCGGATTTGGTGACGAAATGATGAGAATAGGAGCGTCTTCTGCGGGATTGAGGGAGTTTGCCAATGCTGCAAAATCAGCGGCTAAACAGTTTGTTGCTACTCAGATAGCTTCCGGGGTGTCGTCTATTATCGCAAAGGTATTTGAAAATACTAAAAACCCTTGGTTAGGTCTTATCCTTGGCCCTATTGCCGGGGGCGCTGCTGCCGCTATATTTAATCAGGCAGTCCCTTCATTCTCAACCGGCGGCATGGCAAACGGACCTACCCTTGCAATGGTCGGGGATAACCCTTCAGGAAAGGAAATGATGGTACCTATGCCGTGGAACGGGGTACAGGGGCTTATCGCTAATCAGTCAGGCGGACGCGTAGAGTTTGTTTTGCGTGGACAGGACTTGTACGGGTCATATACTAAGTATCAAAAGCACCTGAATAATGTCTAACTGGACTGAATACGGCGGACTATATAATCCTGATGTATTTATTGATGCACGGAATTTAGCTGCACCTGGCTGGCATGTTCCGACAGGTACGGAGTTATTCGCTTTGTACATGGCGGCCTATCCTGATGCCGGAAGAAATTTAAAGGAGGAAGGAAGCACACACTGGACAACGGACCAAACAGGCGCAAATCTTTCAGGATTATCGCTTATAGGTGGAGGTGCCAGGTCAGGATCAGATGGTGCATTCAGTTTGTTGAAATTATCAGGGAATTACGGGGGTATTAATGATGGGGTCGATCCATCGCCAACGGTTTACTTAAATGTTGTAGATGACACAAGCGATGTAACGATAGGTTATCCTGAGAATAATTTAGGGATGTCCGCCCGGCTTATTGCTGATTCAACCACATTAGACGAGGGACAGGCCGGGACTTATACGGGGAATGACGGGACCGTTTACAATACGATATGCTTTAACGGCGTAGAATACCTTGCCGAAAACCTACGAGAAACAGAGTTCAGGACAGGTGCAACAATACCTGTAATTACAGATAATGCCGCGTGGGTTGCCGCGACTGATTCAGCATGTTGCGCTTATGCCAACGATGGAATATCAGGCGGGGGCGTTGATCCTGAACCCGAACCCGAACCAGGCTACGGCGTTAAATACCGCATCCGGTTTGAAGATTATTTTGGAAACGCAATAAGGTATGAACTGCTTTTCCCTGCTTATGAAGGGGCGATAAATGCCCTGCGTGGATCAGGTGACCCGTTATTCATCCGGTGCGAAACGGCGGACAATAACCCGTTCACAGTCATCAAATCAAAATCTGCGGAGTTTGAGGTTATCTCAATGACATTTCAGCAGTACTCAGATATTTTCGATGCCAACCATAAAATACAAAACAGAATCTATATAAACGATAACCTTCACTTTCAGGGTTGGGTATTGCAGGAAGAATATAAAGAGCCGTATCAGCTAGGCCGGTACAAGTCGAAAATAGTATCGGTTGATGGTTTGGCGTTGCTTAGGGATATAGAATACCGACCGGAATGGGAAACAATAGGCAAAGCCCGTTGGTATGGCATGGTGGCTATTATTACGGTGTTAAAAGATAGTTTAGCTGCAACTGGATTAACTTTGCCTATACTAGACGGAAATCAATTGTATGAAATAAGCAACGACCAGGATCAATCGGCGCTAAGGCAATTGTTTGTAAACCGCGCAATGTTTCGGGACGGATCAGGATACACAACCTGTTACGAGGCCATAAAAATATGCCTTAAATCACTTTGCTGTCGTATTACACAACAATACGCTAACGGTGCTTTGTCATGGCTTATTGAGGCTATTCCTGAATTAGACGAAGCTCATGACGTTATTGTCATGGATAGCGAAGGAGTAGAGGACGGGACCGCAACAATCGACGACTTTGTAACGCTTACCGGCGCTAAGGGATCACCGCTTAATGTAATGATTGACCACAGTGCGTACGTGGAAATAACAGAAGCCCCGAACAAATTACGGATACTGTCAGATTACGGGTACGGTGAAAATTTGATAAAGGATTATTTTGACCATTTAAATGAGGACATAACAAGCACTTTTAGCGATATAACAAAGCAGTTAGCAATAAGTCCACTGGTAGAGCCTGAA